AAAAGCCATATTTAATTTTAAAATATCAGGAGATTCAAAGCTTGGCGTAACTGTTTGAGATGGCATTAATTTTAAAATTCCATTATCAAATTCTACAAAAGTTGTTGCACCTGTGTAAATTTCAAAAGAAACATCTTTAGCGTTGTCAGATATGTTGTCTAATTTATCAGATTGTTCTTTACTCATTCTAACAAAAAAATCTGTATCTTCATGATCCTCAATGCTATGCATAGATTCATTGATAGCTTCTTTTTTTAGATTTCCATCTTCATCAATTGATTGATTTAAACGATTGGCTAAAGATCCTTGAGTGCCAATAGCATCACGCATTTGTAAAATAACATCATCTAAAGCAAGATTTATAAGATTAATTCTTCTTAAAATATTTTCTAATGGTAAATTATCATAATGATGATGTATCGGATCTAATGGATTATATTTAACTTCTGGAATCAATTCAATACGTGGCATATCATTTCCTTTT